GTTCCCGCTGATCCTATACAACAAGCATTATCGGCTACTGCCGATCCAGTGTTAAGTTCGATTAAGGATATTGACGGTGAGATAGGCAAACTCCGCAAGAGAATATCAACCCTTGGCACTACTACACAAGATCAATACACAGGTAAGAAGCTCTCTGTAAAAGGTCGAGATGACTTAATTGATTCACTTAACCTACAGATATCAGCATTTAAAGCTCAACAACTATCTATACTTAATAAAGCAGAAGAACAGTTTGCTGATACGGTGGGCCAATGGATTGGTAGAGATTTGACAGGGCTTAAGTTTGACACCTTTAAGAAAAGACCTAACCCTTAAAGGTTTAGTTTGCCTAGCACTTCGGAAGTGACACCAAACTTCTCGATAACTCTAGTAGCTCGATAGAATTTCTTACGGCCTACTTCGAACATCTGTATCATTCCACATTCATGTAACACTTTGATTAGTGTCCCTAACTCTTTGGCATCTAATCGCTTCTGCATCTTGCGTAGAAGTTCTGAGTGTGTAATCCCATCCGATCCAGCATTGATTAGTACTTCTCGCATACGAGTAACAGCATCAGCTAGTCTTGCACTTTGGCTGAAGTCTCCTCCGAAGAGGGCATTCGCTCCACTTTTAACTCTACTGATAACAGCAATGGCATTTGAGATGTGTCTACTCTGAAGCTCATAGGTTCCGTCGTTGATAGATAGTATGGCCGCGAGACGTAGGACATGATCATCCTCTCTAGCTTCAAAGCTACCCAAGAATGAATCATTGCTATTTGTTTTAGATTTATACCACTTGGAGAACTTTCTAAGGCCACCATCTGAGATTCCGATAGCTCCAATGGAAGTTGAATCTGTTTGGAGCCTTTCGAGTTGTCCCCTAAGTCCAATTCCATCTGTTGATTCTCTTCTTGTAGGCCACGCAATAGCTCGTTTTCTAGTATCGTCAACCACGAAGATAACTCTGGACGTAAATCCTCCCTCGATGACTGAGGGATTGATTGCAGTAACAAGCCAAGAAGGAGTTGACGCTGATATGAAGTTGACGAAGACATCTTTCTGAATTATCTCCCCTGATTTAATTGTTCCTGGAATGCGCCTGATAGATGGACAGTCATATAGATCTGTCAACAGTCCAGGCATAGCTGACATGTAACCTTCTCTGCCTAGTGTTGTTACTAATTCCGATACCGCGAAAGAGATGGAAGCTCCCCCGCAGATCCTGCTCTGTTCGTGAAGCAAGAGATCCAATGACTCGGGAGAGGTCTTACCCGTAAGAAGTGGTCGTCTAATATTCTCAACAACTCCAGCAACCGACGTAATTGCTGTTGATTTTCTTGTAGAGCCAGACTCAGCCGCCAAGATAATATACCAATTAAGATAAACTGGAATGTTAGGACGATCCACATATACTCTTCGACCACAAGCATCTCCTATTGCCCATACTGCACACCAAAAATCGTATGACTCTGCCGTTTCTACATAGGACATGTAGTCCATGTACCGTCCTATGAAGGAGTCAGGTGGAATTAGTTTCTTATAGTTCATGTGGACATTATTTCGTGATAATCAAATCGGTTGTGGACTTCTTTAAGAGTAGTTAATTCTTCAGAGGTACTAATAACTTCACCATCATAAGTAAGTACAGCATCAGGAATCTTACTTCCCTCTAGAAATTCTCTTCCTTTATCTGTTACCCGCCATTCACCAGAATGTTTCTTTTTGGAATCTTTAACGAGCAGCCGACGTTCCACTAAATCCCACCAACGTAAAGTAGCTAGTTGATTAGTTCTTAGTAACCATTTAGGAGCGCGATTAGGTACATCTACCCAATCATCTATTAACTCTTGTGCTGCTAACCATGACAAAGATTTACACATAGATAAGTTAATCCTCCTTCTATAAACTCTGCCCCAACGGTCACAGCAAGGACATTTTGCGCCCTTATCAAGAATAATCTCCGACCATAAATTTCGTGCTTCTTCTAAAGTTAAGCCTCTTTCAGTGTTGACCATCTATGTATTCCTCCTTCATCTGGTACTGATTCTTTAAAGTCAGTACCTATGCTTACTTGATTACCCCTAATAGTAATAGGAGCTTCCGCGTGTTTCTTCATAAGTCGTTGGACAACTTCTTTGTCAGTAGGTCTATGTATTGCGATGAGGGCGTCATGGATGTTGAGTAACATACGTGCGTCTTCGGGCCACTCTTCATCTTCGTGACAAAGATAAATAACACTACTGACTTTATCACCAATCGTTGATTGCGGTACAAATGCGATAACACTATCAAAGCTGTCCTCTGTTACCCGGCCAAGGATAATAAATCTTCGTCCGAGAGGTGTATATAAGCAGCGTTCTTCTCTAACAGTTGATATTGTACGCTGCCACGCTTTGTTAATCTCAGGGAAAGCTCTATGATACGAGGCGAACGCTTCTTCTGCTTGGTTAATTGGAATGCCACACACAGTTGCAAGTTTGGGAGCTTGCATTCTATAATTAAGTCCGTGTACGCACCGCTTTCCAAGGTATCTAAGAGAGCGTTTGCCATTGTCATCGTAGTCAGATTCCGGTATTTCATCGTACGGTAGCTTGAAGATTCTTGAAGCATTTCCTCGATGTACGTCGAAGCCTTCATCAACCTCGGCCCTCTCGAAATTTTCGATGAGTCCTTCCACATTCCATAAGTATGCGACAACTTTTGCCTCCGCTTGTTTGAGGTCAAAGTAGGACAACATATAGCCTTCATCACATACGAACATTGGATACGCTGCATGTGGTTGGTTCTGTAAGTTGCCTCCACTTCCCCATAAGGTTCCACTTGAACTTAGTCTTCCCGGTGCAGCTTGAACTCCAAACTGCTTATACTCACAACGAAACCTACCATCTGGGTCTGGCTTCTGGGTTGCATAAGTAGAGAAGAACTTATGATCTTCTTTATAGACATCAATTGCTTCGATGAACTTGACTTGATCCTCACCAGTTCTTGGATGCTTCTTCATCCTATCCCTGTTCTCTTTGTTAGTACTACTGCCGCGGCCTACAAGTTGTAGTTCGCCAAAGAAGAACTGTCCTAACTGTCTTGGGGAGTTTGGATTGAGGGATCTCCAGTGTTCACCGGCTAGAGTAGCTGCTTGCTCTTGTATATCTTTTAGTTTGTCTTGGAGTTCTACATCTAATCTCTCAACGATAGATGCCTTGAGTTCCATATCAAGTTTTACACCGCCGACTTGCATCTGGATAAGATGAGGTTGTAGTCGCATAACATGAGAGAAGAAGAAGTCATCCATCTCTTGCGACTTAAGTTCTTCAAGTAACTTCTCATGTGCCGCCCATGTAATGCAGCAATCCTTAACATTGTATTCCCAGAACTGATCAATGTTACCACCTTCACGCCAAGACTTACCTTCATCTTTGTAGTAAGGATGGTCAGTATATTGGGCCGTGAGGAAGCCAAGATTGTGAGGCATACTTGGATAGAGTGTATGGTGTGCGAGTAATGTATCGAACCACATTTTAGGTACGTGGATTCTGTCCTTATACCAGAGCCAGCCACAGTCAAACGATCCGTTCTGTGCTATCAGTCTGGATCTTGGATCAGATAGTAGTCGTCCAATTCTTTGACGGAGCAATCGCTCTTCATTAAGGCTATATCTGTTTGACTTAGCGTCTCTAAAATTGATTGATATACCTGTTCGCTCGTTGTTGGCGAATCCGATACATGCGGTTTCGCCAGACATGACCTCAATATCAAATGCAATTGGCTGTTCAGATTCACTAAGTCTATCGAGATGTTCGATAGCCTCGTTGAAAGTTGGGTTAATTGTTGCGCTAACGATGTGTCGCTTAAATCGTCCATCCATAACTCTCCTGAGTTTAGCAACATCAAACTTGTAGAACGGTTCCATTTGTATGTTGCGGAGTACATGAGCAGGGTTGTTAGTTATAACTGCTTTTACTTTGCGCCTACTCTTTCCAATAGTTACATCATAGACTGAGCCACGCCAGTTAGTTATGCCTGACTCACCTAGTAATGCGTGTAATGCCATGTTACCAAGCACTAGTATGTATTTAATGTTTGGAAGTTGCTCTAACTCCCAATCAAGTAGCCCTTCCCAATGTTCTATCTCTACCCGCTTAACTGGATTACGAGCTTCAGTCTTAGTAGATAATGCTACTTGCCGTTTGACTACGTTAGTCACGTAGCAATCTTTACGAGATATTTCTAATGGTTGTAGTACATCCCATAGTAACTTGCCGCTACCACCTACAAGTGGCATCTTCATTAATGCTTCACGTTCACCGGGAGCTTCACCGATGATGACGATTTCACTATCTAGTTTTCCAGAACCAAGACAATCAACAGTTAACTGACAGGCTTTAGCTCTCTTGGTGAACTCCTGCATAAGCCATGCTTCTGTTATCATAATTTCTCCCATGCTCCGTCTATAGGTAAGTCGAGCTTGTCTTTTTCTTCTTGGGTAAACACCTGACAGCTAGAGTAGTCTACCCATCCGATTTTATTGCTCCAAAAGCTATCGTCTTTCGTGTTGCGGATTAGCCAATTGTCTACATCAGCCACTATTATTCTCCTGTTGTATTCTTTTACCTAAACGTGCGTAGCCTTCAATGTCATCCCAATGATCCGGGTTGAATGATCCACATAAGATGCGAGCTATCTTGTGGAGGATATTTAGAATTGCAAAGTGATGTGGTCTAAGTGGAGAACAAGTGTGGACAACAATACTTACTAAATCTATCCCCACTTCGAATGTTTCTGCTGCATCTCCGTGAGTCTTTTCTCTCTCACTTAACAGCTTATCTGTTTCGTCTGGCATATATCTTCATCCTTTTACGAATTCGCCACGGCTTCTTTTTGTTGCAGCTTTTACTTTTCTTTTTAGCTTTGTTGAACTTTCCCCTTTTTGTTAACTTAGTTTTGCCGCCAATGTTGTTTGTTTTCTTAAACGACAGCCCCACTATTTATCTCCCTCCTTATAGAGACTACGAGACAGTGACTTCTGGTCTGTGATGATATGTACATGCTCTTTCGCACGGGTAACTGCTGTATATAAGTTCTTTCTATTCAGCAGCCATGAGCGAGATGAGTTCATAATGTAACAGACACGATCATACTCACTGCCTTGAGCCTTATGAGTTGTGATTACATAAGCTAGATCTAAGTCTTTTTGTGGGTTCATGTAGTACATTCCCCCTCTACCTTCCATCTCCAGCGAGACAGGAATCTCTAGTTCTCTATCGCCAAGGTCTACTGTGATACTAGCATCAGCATTTAGTGACTTGATAACTCCTGTCTCACCGTTGAATACTTCTAAGGGATAGTTGTTGCTGGTATAGATGACCTTATCCCCTTCATACATTCTTATGTAATCTTGGTCGGACCACTTATGTCGTTCAACTTCTGTGTATGGTTTGTCGGATGGGTGTAATAGGTTTTGGATACAACCATTCAATGCCTCAGTCCCGACCCAACCAACTTTAGTTGGAGTTATCATCTGGTTCTTGATGATTCCATAGTCAACTCCATTAGCTAAACAGTCCTGAACAAATCCTTGTACAGCTTCAACTGGTTCGCCGGTCATTTGAATACTAAAGTCAGGCTTGCGAACTGGCATACCGCCAAGAACAATCCTGTTAGCATTAGATATGATGTTGCTATCTTCTTTTTGTCGGTGAATGTTTGTAAGTCTGATCCCGTCATACTTACTAAGCATCTTTAGGAAGGACGAAGGTTCTGCTTGGATTCTTTTGGAGGTTTCAATTGGTTGGAGTTGGTTAGCATCCCCAAACATTCTTATTATTCCGCCATGAGGCAACGCATCAATCAGATTACGGTGCAATTCCACATTGACCATTGCATATTCATCAACTAGCACTGTATCAAAGTCGACGGGGTTTTGTCTGTCTCGCTTTGGGTCTGTTGAGATAAGAGTTTTTCCAGTTTTCTCATCTCTTTCTCCAGGATGGGGGTACTCAAGTAACCGATGTATCGTACGAGCCGGTATACCTGTCGCTTCTTGAATTCGTTTTGCTGCTTTGCCAGTAGGAGCGCACAAAACGACTTCGTGTCCTCTTGCTTTAAGCGTTCTATAGACATTCTGTAGAATCGTTGTCTTTCCAGTACCAGCCGCGCCCGTAACAGGTACGATTCGACGGCTAATGTCACAGCAAGCACCAATAGCTTTAGCCTGTGTCTCATCAAATTTGAGTCCATTGTCCATTGTTTTCCCCAACGGTTTGAGCCGTTGAGTTACTAAGTCTATGCTCTTTTAATTGTTGAGCGACTTGAACAGAACACCAACGGCCAAAGTTAGCTATTGAGATCCCTAGTTCCGCTGCTTCTTCAGCTAACATATCGTATTCAGCATTAGTGCAGCGAATTCTAAGGTTCCCACCTCTTTTACCAGTGGAATTGGGACCGAAGCCTTTAGGAATTATACTCGGAGTTGGAATTGATATCTTGTAAGGGGGATCGTATGACATCATCAAGTTCTTTCTTACGTTTTGCATGGGAGAATGAAACTACATTTGTGTGATCGTGGCACTTATTTTCTGTGTCATTTTTACTACCGCAATAGATGCAGTAGTTTGTTCTCCAATCGAACTTGTGATTGCACATAGCACACATTCCTTTGTGTGTCAAGGTAGGGTGGGGAGAGGCAGGATGCCAAACTACCATTCCTCTCCCCTATCTCTCGACTAGAAGTATTCAACCAGTACCTCGGTTAATCGAGAGATATCTTTTTATAGATCGCGTTCTCGTATTGACCGCTTTCCATAATGTCGAGGACGTTTTCAGCACTCTTATAACCGCCAATGATTTTTACATCATCTTTGGAGATTTGAATGGGCCTACCGGATTCGTCCATGATCTGCATTACCGCATAGATAGGTAGGGTGCGGCGTTTGGCTTTAGCTTTATCTTCAGCCATTATACTCCCCTTATTA